TTTAGGGATCGTTGGGTGGGACTCATGTTGCGTTTATACAACTAAGTGTAACCCCTAGTCAATTTTCTTATATTCCACTTGCAATCTTACACAGGTGATATAAGATTCTTACATGGCATCCCGCCATATCCTGAGGAGGACAAAATGTTTAGACCGTTTAACCCAGACTACGCACCGCGCAACTGGAAGCAGTTAGACCAAATACAGGAGCAGCTTACAAAGATCGAAGAGAGGATGGATTATCTCGAATACCTCAACCGCGAGTGGAACACGGACGAGGAGCGAGAGTACGAAGAGCTCGAGAAACAACAAAAAGAACTCAAAAACAGCTTGGAGATAGCATATGAGAGCCGCTGAAGCAAGACAGCAGGAACTAGAGCAGATGGAGTACGAGGAAACTACTGCTCACCTGATAGACGAATACGGCCACGAAATCAAGGTCAATATCTGGTCTGACGAGGATTCGGTATTTGTAAACCTTGTAAACTGGCCCATGAGTTTTACTGTAACATTACAAAAGCAACAGGCTGAGAAGGTGCATGAATTACTAACCAACGCTCTGAGGAGGGCAGAATGAACACGCTTGAACTCTTAAAGATCAACGTCAATGACCATACCGAGAAGAAGAACGGTCTTACCTACCTGTCTTGGGCTTGGGCATGGCAGGAAGCAATCAAGGCCGATCCTGCGGCAACGTGGCAAATTAAAATGTTTGGCGCACAGTCTGACCAGCCATATTGCTGGATTGGCGATACCGCAATGGTATTCGTAGAAGTCACGATGTTTAGCAAGACCCTGTGTTGCCAACTGCCGGTCTTGGATCATCGCAATAAAGCGATACCCAACCCGGACGCATTTCAGGTCAACACCGCAATCATGCGCTGCCTCGCCAAAGGCATTGCTATGCACGGTCTAGGACTTTATATCTACGCCGGAGAGGATCTGCCAGAGGGCGATACGCCTGACGTTACACCCATTATTCAGTCATTGGAGCAAGCAAAAAATGTTAGCGAACTACAAAACAACTTCAAAACAGCCTATGAAGCCCTACGAAATTTGCCACCTGCACTCAAGCTGGCTATCGAAGCAAAAAACAAGCGAAAGTCCGAACTGGCTGCTTGACGGCCTATGTTTTACAGGATGTATAACAATGCTTTACCTAATACTGGTGATGCTATAACAGTTGCCATTTCATTATGAAATTTATTATTGAGGAGATTGTTTTATGAAAGCAACAAACGAAGAAACAAAAAAACTTATCAACGAACTTGGCGGGCCAGCTTTTGTTAGTAGGCAATTAAATGTAACACCACAAGCTGTGAGTTTATGGTCGTGCAAAGTAGGAATTCCTGCCGAACGCATTTCAGGTTTAATAAAAATAGGAATGGCAAGAGGAATTAAAATTGATTTGGAAAAAATTAGACCAGATATTGATTGGCGGTTAATTGCCGCATCAGTATTTTCTAAGAGCAAGAAAAATGGAGAAGCTCATGTATGAGAGCGACCATGTGGTTACGATACTTAGGTGTGGCACTCAGTTACAGCGTGAAATGGCTAAAACATTCGACCCGGATCGAGACGCCATCGTTGCGCTATGTCAGGAGGTCCAGAACGCGAGCAACGGACTTTACAAGTGGGCACGAGGAATACAGGAGGACGACAATGGGCAGACTTGAAGATCCAAACTTCCGCTACATCCCCAAAGCGGAGTCGGAGAAGCCGGGGTACTTGGAAAAAAGAATGAAGGTTTACAGGGAGTTGGTTCGTGCAGAAAGTGAAAGACTACATCCTGAACCGCAAAAGGCCGGTGACGGTAGAGGAGTTGACCAAAAGGTTCCTAGTAAGCCAAACAACGGTCTACAAGGTCATAAACTCGCTGTTATCAGAGGGAAGGCTTAAACGTGTTAGAAGAGGCGGCAAAACCTATTTTCAACCCAACCCTGAGGGAAATCGACCAAGCAGCGTCCAAGGCTCTGGGGGAAAGTCATTGTTTCTCGTGCAACTCGTGGAAGCGGTCAGAACTCGGCAAGCGGGTGAAAAGGGGTAAAACTACACAATGGAGGTGTTTTACTTGTTTGAAGAAATTGCGGTTCTAGTATTTATTATTGGCTGGTCCTGCGGGGCTTATAAACTATGGAGGATGAATGAAAACGACTGACCGGATATTTGAACTTGTGGCGGCAAGCGGACCTGTAACCCTTGCCGAGATCCAAAAGAACCTAGAGCTGGCTGCCGGCATAGTTTCTGGCTCGCTTGCCAGCCTCTGCCGGTCCAAAAGACTCCTGCGCGAAAAGCGTGAGGTCTCCAACGGAAACGGTCCAAAAATGCGTTGGGTCTACTGGGTAAAAAAAGATTGAAAAAGGTGTTGCATTTTTGCAACTTTTGGGGTACATTTTTCCTCGGATACATGCGTCCTCCTCACGCTATATCCTTCAAGCCCCTCTCAGACCCCCTTGCTCACAAGGCTTGGGGGTCTCCTTTTTTGGAGAACGACTATGTACGGTAAGAAGAAAAAGCCTACCCCCGGTAAATACGGCCCCAAGAAATGAAGTCCCCCGTCATTATGATTGGGCTGCTTGGCAAGCCTAAGAACGGCAAGAAAGCCGAAGGCGGTCTTTTGGAGCCTGAGATGGAAATGCCTGAAGCCATGATGGACAAGGAAACCAACGCCCAGAATAAGGCCAACGCGGTGATGAAAGCCGCCTACGGTCCTGCTACCGGCGCTCAGAAATGCGGTTCTTGCGAGTATTTCAACACGGAATACCCGACTCTGGCTAAAGGCCAAGGCTTCTGCGAGCTCTGGGAATTTACCTGTTCCGACAAGAATGTCTGCGCCGCCTACGAGTTCAATGAGGACTTGAAAGAAGAGTCCGAAGAGGAAGAAGATTAAATGTGGATTCCCGTCCTATTTGCTTGTCTCGTAGGAGGGGAATGTAAGTTTTACGCAGATCCGGTAATGGCTGAGTTCCGAGCCTGCCAAGCCCATGTAGACGCCCACCTAGCGGCAGCGGAAAAGGCAGCTCACATAAAAGCCGCCACCGGGGCCTGCATCCCTGTAAGATTTGAGGGTGGTAAAGTTATATAGCCGTACACACATTGTCCACAAGGAGCAACCATGCCATTCAAATCCAAGCAGCAGGCTAAACTTATGTTTGCCGCCGCAGCCAATCCTAAGGTCGCCAAGGCCACCGGGGTTCCGCAGTCCGTGGCTAAAAAGATGGTCAAAGAGGGTCAATCTAGCCTGAAGAAACTGCCCAAACGGGTGAAGAAATGAAAGACGTCTGGGAGAAAGCCCGCCCAAAAAAGCTGGGTAAACCTAAAGAACTGTCCAAGAACCAGAAGGCTGCTGCCAAGCGGTTCGCCAAATCAACCGGGACCAAGTACCCGTCCCTAATCGCCAATATGCGTGGCGCACAGGCCAAGAAATAATGCCTCGCACCATCAGACAAGCAGCGGAGGCTTTTGCTAAATATGATGCTCGCACTACTAAGAAAATGGCTGAACACAATCGCGAGGGTGGTAGTGTTCGCCAGCCCGTCCGGTCAGTTGCGGGTGCGTCAAGAGGCGATCAGTACGACCGAGCCAAGTTCATCTACCGAAAAGCAGCCCAAGCACTCTCTGCTGGACACCCTCTCACAGACAAGAGCGGAGCGCCTACGCCCGCCGCCATGCAATTCAAGCGATGGGGAGCCAAAACTCCAAAAACAACAGCGGACCTCCAAGCCCTCAAAAGCCTCGGGGAAAGGCTCAAAGCCCGCTACAAACCCAAATAATGCACGCAAGCGCACTACAAAGCGTTGACGAGTTTTATAAGACCTATCCACAGGATTCAGCCCGAGTCGTAGAAATCGGGTCGCAGATCGTAAACGGCTCGATCCGAGAAGTCTGCCCCAAGCATTACACTTACACAGGCCTAGATTACACACCAAGCAACGGTGTAGACATTGTTTTACAAGACGAATACACGTTTCCGCTGGAGACGGCAAGTACAGATATCGTAGTTACAAGTTCCTGCTTCGAGCACGCAGAAATGTTCTGGCTGACATTCTTAGAGGGTATGAGGATTCTAAGATCCGGCGGGTTGTTTTACATAAACGCCCCGTCTAAAGGCGACTACCACGCCCACCCACAGGATTGTTGGAGGTTTTACCCAGATGCGGCCAAAGCCTTACAAAAGTGGTCAGCGCGTAACAATATGCCCTGCGAAATTCTCTACACTAAGACTTTAGAGGGTAACTGGGGAGACTTCATTGTCGTCTATCAGAAGGCTTAATCTAGGCTCAGGAAAAGACTGGCACAGGGATGCAATCAACGCCGACATCCAGCCGGAGAAAAACCCCGACTGGCTGCTAGATATTACAAAGGTCCCGTGGGGAACTACGATCAAGAACCGCCACGGCGAGTTCCTAGTAGAACACGGGATGTTCGAGACCATCATTGCTAACGATGTCTTGGAACATATCCCAGACCTAGTAACCGCGATGACTAACTGCCGGGACTTGTTACACGAAGATGGCGAGTTCCACATCCATGTACCCTACGATCTATCCTACGGTGCGTGGCAGGACCCAACCCATGTCCGAGCGTTTAATGAGCGGTCATGGCTGTATTACACAGACTGGCATTGGTACTTGAACTGGAAAGAAAGGTTTTACCTTCAAAGCCTCGAGTACGAGATCTCTGAACTCGGCCAAGAGGTGATGAAGTCCGAAGGCTTACAGGCAGAGCAGCTTGTGGCTGTCCCTCGTGCAATAGACGCAATGAGAGTCATTCTCACTAAGAAACCATGAAAAAACTCTGGAACGACCTATGTTGGAATGTCCGCTACTACTGGGACAGACTTTGTAAGAAGATAAAGTCTCTGTA